TTTTGCTTTTGGAACGCCCCCGCCATAATTAAATTTACATTTCTATAACTCATAAACATAGCCCTGTGTAAATGACCAAATAAAAGAATATCTGGTTTACTTCCACCTTCTAATTCATTAATGTAACGCTGTGGAGAATAACTAACCGCGTAAGCAAAACCATAATCTGGATGAACTAAATCTATATTCATTTCATTCCATTTAACACGTGCATAATATCTACCTAAATATTTAATATCTTTTCTTCCTTTTATTTCAAATTGTTCGGTTCCATCTTCTACATAACCGCCATGAGTAATTAAACTACATACATCTATCCCAGTTCTTTTAAATGACTTTAAATCATGGTTTCCGCCTATAATTAAATTTTCAATTCCTTTTCTTATTGGGTAGTGGTCTATTGTATATTTTGCTTGTTTTGCTACTCCTGTTACTTTAAGAGAATTTTCCTGACCAAGATAAACCCCAAATCCATCTGTTATATCCCCCGCGTGTAGAACTATGTTAATTCCTTCTTTTTGAAAGATATCAAACATTAAATTAAGTGAATTTAAATCTTCACTATCAGAACAAAGATGTGTATCAGATACAACTCCAAATCTTATCTCTTTATTATTTATCTTATGATGTATCACTTTTTTCTCCGTAATGTTTCGTCAAGTAATCTAAACTTTTCCATTTCTTTGAAAACAACAATTAACCATTTAGGCATTTGTTTTACAATCGTCTTTACAGCCCAAATAATTAATATAAACCAAAAAAGGTTTTTAACTAATCCACTTAATGTTTCTATTAATATTGAACTAAATACGCCCATTATAATATGATTTGTTTTTTATTATAACATTTTTTACATAATAATTTTTCTCTTTTTCCATCAAAATATTTGTATAATTCATTATATTTGATTTTACAATTATCACATTTCTTCTTTACTTGTTTCATTTTTTACTTGGATGTATATGTTCCTAACAATTTGTATAAAAAATTAGCCACGAAAGGCAAGGTAGTTGCTAATATTGTTTGATAACTTCCGAAGTCCGCTACTCCAGTTAAATCAGCAATAAATCCTATTACTGCACCTGCTACAGTTATCAAAAAAGACTTTCCTATGCTCTTCCAACCAGCTATGTCTAATTTTCCAAATCCAACTTTTGTTTTTTCTGTCATTTTTTAAAATTTATATTTAAAATTATTCCAAAAATTATTAAAATAAATCCTAACCATTCATGTCCAAAGAAATCAAAAAAAGTAAATTCTCCCCAATTAAAAATATGTTCAATTAATAAAAATGTTCCAGCTAAGATGCTTAATATTCCGTATAAATTCTTTAAATATGTTTTTTTATCTCTACTTCTTATATCTGTCATATTAAACTCCTTCCAACTAAACCTATTGTGAAAGCAAGAATTAAACTAAGTGCTGTAGTTGCTATCCATTTGCTTAATCTTACTTTTCCATTTGTTTCTATTTGATGGTTTATTATTAAATTATGCTGTCTTGAGTTTTCTTCTTTTAATTCGTTAATTGTGTTATATATATCCATGTTTGTAATCTTTATAAATGTTTTTCTCATGCGTCCCAACTCTCATCTATTTTTAATATTAAATAAGTGCCAGCTTTTAATAAAAATTTATTTGTATCATATTCAACTAATTGCGATTTGGCGTCTTCATTTGTAAACATAGTAGTTCTATACATCATATCTAATATTGGAATTGTGCTTACAGCCCAAGTAACCCCAGAATCAGAAGATTTATATAAAGTAATATTTGAAATTAAGTCGTTTATCTCTGCTTTATCTCTGAAACTATACAAAACAAAATATAAATTTCCATTTGATGCTTTAATTAAATTAGATGTATAAGCTGGAAAGTTACCTCCAAAAACTTGTTGTATTCTTGTTACTCCATCAGTGCTTGTGGTTCCAGTTTGGACCATATCATTAGAAGCCTGAATAAAAACATAAGTAGAAGAGGTTAAACATTTAATAGAACTTTGACTGGCAGCACCAACTACCGCGTAAGTAGTGTCAGACCAGTTAATACCTCCATCAGAAGATGTCCAAACATTACCACTTACATCTACAGCAATCCCATTTGTAGCATCAAACATATCAATAGCAACTGTATCAACTGCTGGTCCAGTAGCACAAATCGTCCAATTATTTCCTCCATCTGTTGAATAAAATATACTTCTTGCTGCGGTTCCAATATCACAAGCAACTACCGCCACACCGGTAGTAATAAAACTTAAATCGAAAACCCTTGTAATTAATGCCGGGTCTGTTGTAGCACTTGTCCAATTATTTCCTGAGTCAGTTGAATAAGAAACATTACCTGAATCATGGTCGCAACTTATTGCTTTGGTTTTATCTGCTGTGCAAACTTTACTAACACCAGTCATATCACCTATATCTGCCGCTGCTGCTGCCCAAGTAACTCCGGCGTCTGTTGTTCTAAAGGTTGAAGAATCTTGTATTGCTGTCCAAGTAGTAGCTGAATGTGCTAACAATGCATAACAAGCGTTTTTTGTATAAGAAAGACTATAATATTTAAGACTTCCTACATCATATACTTCTGCTAAATATCCAGTTGCAAATGTCATATTACTTTATCTTTTATTTTAATTATTTGATTTTCAGAGATAACTAATCTTCTTTTAGCTGCAATTTTATATTTTTCTCTGGTTTCTTTTTCAACATTTAATTTTTTCATTTTAAGATATATGGTCACGTTCAATATAACTAACCTGTATTGAACTTGTTTTACTTATTGAGGTATGAACTGCTCTACTAAAGCATTTTTTAGTTGCGTCGTTGTTGAATATTCCAAATTCTGTTAAACTATTTCCATTTGCTTCTGTTGTAAGAAGTAAACAACGTATAGTTGAATTTAAGTTTGTCTCATCTAACACTGGGTATCCAGTCAAAAAAGATTTAGTTGTGCTTCCTCCACTTATTACAACTGGAGTAACTAAATCGGTATCGGAAACTGAAGGTGTTGTAGTTCCAGTCCCTACTTTAAATAAAGAAGGTTCTAAATAATCTGGCGTTGTTTTAAATGTTCTATTAAAAGCAATTAATTTCCCTTTGGTTGTTAAAACTAACCCAGTTGCCATAAATATTTATTTACTTTTTGTTATTTAAATTTTCACTTTTGTTTAATGATATGAATTTATTACTATTTGAGTTATCTTTCCTGTACTTGCTGCGTTTTCTGTTATTTTCCAACGAAGGTCTGTTCCAGTATTTGAAAAAGTATGTGCAACTCCGTTTGTTACATTCTCCCAATTAGTTCCTCCGTTTGCTGTCATTTGGTAGGTAAAACTACCACTTGATACCGTCGCTGTTAACGTCGCTGTGGTAATTGTTGAGTTATTAAAATCAATACTTAAACTCTGACCAATTTGTCCCGATGTAAAACTTAGCCATTTATCTGCGTTTGACCAAGTAGCAGTACTACTTCCAGATTTAAAATCATCATCAAAAAAGGTTTCAGTATAAGAGTTATTATATTGTTGAATAAAATGATTTACTTCTGCTGGACCCGCACCACTTGACCATTTAAAACTCCCCCAAGTTCCATAGTCTGCATTATTCCAAATTAATTCATCAGTCCCTGTAAAGTCTTGTTTTATTATTTTATAATATCTTGGAACTGGTTGAATTTGATTGCTTACGGTATTATCAAAAGTAAGAATTTCATTTATTAAATCTTGATTTGCTAATTCATTTTCATTTAAACGTTTTAATCTTTCTTCTACTGAACTTTGCCATTCTGCTAATCTAAATGCTTTATCTCCTACTACTATTTCGTCATAATCACTTGGGTATCTAATTCTCAATCTTGTAATAACTAAATTTTTATCTACATTTGGCGTTGAAACACTATCAACTACTCTTATTATATTTCCTTCTCTTAAATTATAAGTGCTTACATTTTTTACTTTAAGAGTTGCATAAATAAAAGGTGTAGAATACTTAATTAAATAATTAGTTGCTCTTTGTTCGGCGTCGGAAACGCTTCTTATATCATTATAAGTAAGAGTTTTTTTAAACTGACCATAATCATCTATACTAATTTGATTATACATATGCACTGGAATTGGCACTGCGTGAGAATAACGAATTTCTGCAAAATGATTAGTTGTAAAACTTGTTCCAGTTGCTGGAATTATTTTTTTGTTTGGTTTATCTACATAATAAAAATAAGTTCCAGTACTATCTGGCAAACCTCCAACTTTTAAAGTGGTGGGTGGATTTGCCGCATCCATATAAAGTTTAACACTAATTGGTTCAAAACTAAGGAGTATACTTGATGTTGTATAATTAGCAGTTACATCTATTTGACCGCTTTCTGTTGTTTCTATTTCCTGAAATGCACCTACAACAGTTAAATCATTAACCATTTCAGTATTATCATAAGTCCATTTAGGAACGTTTATTATATTATCTCCAATAGTTAAGATAGTAGAATTATTTACAAAACCTCTTGGTTCAAAGTAAACCTTATCGGTGTTTGAATTATAATAAAATTGCCAATCAAGTAATTTAGCAAGTTCTTTGCATCTTTCAAAAATATCAGTATGATTACAAACAAATTTATCTAATAAAATAGTTGTTCCGCTGTCTTGTATACTTGTTGCGTCAGCAGTAAGTAAACCATACGTAATTACTAAATCGCTGAATATTTCGCTTATTACTCCAGCACTTGCATCTATGGTTTTGTCATATACATGAGTGACTTCTTTTCTTATTAAATCCCATAATTTGTCTTTTGCAATTACTTTAATAATTCCCCCTTCTGGTTCATAACTTTCAATATAACCATCAAATATTTTTTCTTCTGTTGATACAGACCATCCTCTCCACACTTCAACAGTTTGACCTGTTTCTATTGTTAATAAAGTAGATACTGTTTTAACTAATTTAATTTCTATCTGAGAAATAGCATCTCCAAAAGTTTTTTCTAATTCCCAGTTTATTATTTTACTACTTACATCTATATTATTAATTTCTGTTTTTTGAAGCATCATGCCGAACCCTCTACCATATTAATTGTATAATCAAGTTTATTTACTCCTGCTTCTTCACTTGACCATTTTACTGATTGAACTAAAACTGTATAAGGTACTCCAGATTTATCACTCACAAAACTAATTGGTGTTTGAGTTCCATTTACTAAACCATCTAACCAAGTTATGAAAGTAGAAATAGTCCCATCTCCAGCAGTCCAAATACCTGTTATTGTAATTGTTCTACTTGCCCCAAATAAATCTAACATAATAGTATCTCTACTATCAGACATTGGAATTGGCATTTGAAATAATTGTGCATCTTTTGTACTTTCTTCACTTGTTACTGTTCCAAGTGCATGAGCATTTAATGTGTATGTAATTGTAATCTTCCTCCTTTCAAAATTCCTTTATGTAGTTTTTTTGAATTTATATGAAATTCCTTGCAATAAGTAATTCCATTATTTACATCGAATGCTAATTTTGGATATAAACTTATTGGTTTAATATGATGCGGATGCAACATATTTCCAATTTTGTTACGACAATATTCACAATTTGGATTTTGGCAAATGAAATTATCTCTTAAAAAAACCAATTCTCTCCAAATTTTCCATTTAGAACTACATCTTAATTTTCTGTTAAATGGAGTAATGCCCCCTTTCCAATTATAATGTTCTGAACCAGATTTGAAACCAATTAATCCTTTATTCCATGCCGATTTAAAATTATATTTTGGGTGTCCTATATTTTTACCTTTATGACTTTCACTAAGTTTTTCTCTTGTTTCTTTAGACATTTTTTTACCTTTATTCCAAGGTATTTTACCAAACATAAAATTTTTTTCTCCTTTTTGAAATGTCATTTTTTTACCTCCGATTTAATTAATTTAATTTCATTTTTTATTTCATTTAATTGCTCAAGAATTTTATATAAAAAATTATTATTCATAGTCATTAATCTTTCTAAAGTGGTTAAATTAAATTCAGGCATATGAAACACGTCTCCTCATCTCTGATTTAATTCTGTTTTCTATTTCTCGAACTAATAATTTAATATCATCTTGATTTCTAAATGTTGGACTATCTATATTAATATTTAAAGTCATTCCACCTGAACTTTGTTTCCCTCTTTCTGTTGCACTTAAAACTCTTTCCCCTTTATGCAATTTATACATTCCTTGGGCCGGAACATATGCGAGTCCAAGTTGATGACCTTCATCTTCTCCGCCTCCAAAAAAGGAAGTTATTTTATTCCATATCCATGAACCAATCCCTTTTATTACTTCAAATGCAGTAGTAAAAATACTAACTAAAGTATTCCATATCCAAGTTCCGAATTCTTTTAATTTATCAAACCAAATCGGTATTCTTTCTGCAAGCCATTTTGCTACTAAAACAATTAAACCAACCAACGCCAAAGATAATGCTATTGCCCATCCCCCTACAGCAACCCCTAATGCAATTAAAATACCAGCAACAAGCCCAACTAATAAAACCCCTATAAAAACTAATACATAAGTTCCTGTATTTGATTTAATATCTTCCCAAACTGTTTTTAATCCTTCTAAAAGTCCTTTCCATGCTGCACTTAAAATATCTGGAATATTTTTAAATAATTCAAATGTAAATTGAATAAATCCAGATACTAAAATTGGTATAATAATTTGGATAAACTCTTCTATAAATGTTGTAAATCCTTTCATAAGGGGGTCTTTTAAATCTTCCCATAATTTTTCTAATACTGGTCCTAATATCTTTTTACCTTCTTCGAAAAGAAGGGTAATCATTTCACCAAAACCCGCTCCTCCAGAAGCCGCCATAGCAAGTTTCTTCGCTAATTGACCTAATGCAATTAAAACTGGTTTTAAAATTGGTATAAGAGGTAAAAATAATAACGTTAATATTAATTTAAATATTTTAAAAATAGAAGTAATCATAGGTATTCCTTCTAAAAGATTTGCTGTTTTTTTAACTGATTGAAGTATTAAATCTGATATTACATTCCCTTTAACAAAACTTGAAAGTAATCCAGAGATACTTCCTTTTGTTTTTTCACTTCCTCCTTTATCTTCTAATAAAATTGTTAAATCAGCCATTTTTTATACTTTGATTTTCTCTTTCTTTAATTCTGCCTAATCCACTTAAAATTCCTTCAAGCAAAAGATTGTCTATTTTATCTGTTTGGTCTGGTGTCCAACCAAATTCTCTCGCACAAATTAAATAAGTTATTATTTTATTTATTTCATTATCACTTATTATAATTCCATCTATTGCTTGATTAATTAATCTTTTTTTTTTGGACTTTGTTGATTTAATTCTGAAAATTCATTCGTTAAAAGGTCTCCTATTTCTTGGTCTAAATTTTGTATCGTTTTAAGGTCTATTGTAAACGGTGCATCTACTATGGATTTAAGAAGACCAAGTTCTATTAGATTTTTTTGACTTACTTTAGCAATTGCTTGTCCATTTACTATTTTTATATCAACTGCTTCTTCAGTTAATTGATTTCTTTCTCCGAATGTAAGTCTTTTCATTCTTACGACTTTATTTTCTCCATTCCAAATTATTTCTATATCTTTTTGCATTTATTTAACCTCCTTGTTTTAGTTAAATTATGACAATCTTTACATAGAGTTCTTCCATTATTAAGATTCCATAATTCTTCACAATTAATTGCTTTTTCAATTGTATTTATATTGTTCTCCTCTATAATTTGTGCAAATGATTTTATATGATGGTCTGCTTCAAGATAACATCCTCTAACCCCACAATATTGACAAGTAAAATTATCTCTTGTAAATACATCTGAACGCCATTGCCTATATTCAAAAAGATGTCTTATTACATCTCTTAAAGGAGTAATTCCCCCTTTCCAATTCCAATGTTTTTCTTTTATAGGTTTTGAATTTGGATTATATCCCTTTTTTTTATACTTGTTTTTCTTATTCTTACGATTGTATAATCCCATATCATATCTTTTTTTTGATTTTTCTCTTTCTTTTTCTTTCCTATGATATTTGGCATAAGCCATCTTTATTCCTCCTGCGTTTAATTGTGATGTTGGTGTCCCTTAAGGAATGTCATCATCTGACGCTACATTATTGGAATAAACTACACTTGTTCCACTTAATGCCCAACCACTTACATCTTCTTTGAGTACTTCATTTACATCCTTTGGTAAACTATCTTCATCCAAATAAATATTCGCTAAGGTCATTACGAAACTCCTTTGAGCACTTCCTGTTTCCCCATTTGTAAATGTAAGGATTAACGTTGCTTGTGCTGCTGGAGTTCCTGCAACTGGTGCTCCACTTGCCCCAAGGAATTTAGTCAATAAAGTAGTTACATCATTAAATGCAACTGTCATTTTAATGTTATATTCTCTTATTTTTTCTACTTGTGCAGTTTTTACTCTACTTCCTAATCCCCAAAGTCCTTCTATTGAATTATTAATAGTTAATTCAATAGACTGAACAGCTCCGATTGTGCTTCCACTTGGTAATTGAAGTGTGCCTTGTGCGAATGTAAATGGACTTTCAGTTTCCGCAACTTGACTGCCTATTCCACTTGTTGTAAGTGTTTCTGTCTTATAAGGACATTCAAGTCTTACTTTTGCTACTTCATCAATTGCTGCTGTAAGTGTCAAACTTGCTACTTTACATCCTTGAAGTTCTACTACTTCGTCGTTTGTGCCTAATTCTGTTCCTGTATCTATTGCAAAACTTGGTATGGTATTGGCTTCTGTGTAAGTATGAGTGTAAGGTGATGCTCCTCCATCTGTTACAGTTCCTAAAACAGCTCTAAAAAAACTACCATTACTTAAAACAAATTCAACACTTGCCGAACCTTCATATTTTTTTGCTATTGTAGTAGTTGCATTTCTTGCACCAAGCCCATACAATCTTTCCATATTATTTCTTCTGGTATGGGTTATTTTAGTTCCGTGACCGAATGTTCTTGCACTTACTGCTCCTGCTCCATAAGTCAATTCATATCCATAGTTTACATAACTTGCATAACCACTAACATAATTTTGTGCCATAATTTTTTACCTCCTATGATTTAATTGAGTATCTAAAAAATTGATGTTATTAATATTTTTATAATCCATGCAAAAAACAATACTGCACTTATTCCAACTAAAACTTGTATTGTTTTTTCCCAAACTTTTTTAAAATTCATTTTATCCCCCATTTATTTAATTCTCCCGAATTTATCTTTATAATCTATTAGTTCATTTAATATTTTCATAAGTCTTTCTTTTTCTTTAAAAGACCATTCTTCTCCTTCTATTACTAAGTGAAAACTTCCATCTTGTTTGTTCATTTTTATTATTATCATTTATTCTACGAGGAATTTAATATTAAAATCTTGTGATGCTTGAATTATTTTTTGATTTGTGCCTACTGTAATTGGATTTACTCCAGTTGGTGTAATATACTTAAACGAATAAAATGATTTTGCATTTGTTCTCATAGTACTTCTTACATCAGACATATAATCATTTAAATCTTTAGTCCCGCCTAATCCACCTGAAATATTGCTATCTTTATTAACTGGCATCCAAAGAAATATAGTTATTATTAAATCAGATATATGAGTAGTTCCACCCAATCCAAAGGGTGTTGTTGTTCCACTTACTAAACTAATTCCTATTCTTGGATAACTCGTTAATGTTAAATCACTTCTTGGATAATCTGGATATATTTTATCTCCAGTTCCATAATCATAATTTATTATTACTTCTTCTCCAACTCCAGCTCCAACTAAAAGTGTTACTACTCCAGTAGACCAATTAACTGTGTAATCATTTATATAATATTTACTAACAGAAGCAACAGATAAACTTCTTATATTTTTTACTGTGCTGTTGGTCAAAGTAAAAATTGTTTGTCCTGCCGTCGCTGTAATAGTATCGGTAGTAGTAGTTACTCCTCTTATGGTAATAGTAAATATATCTGCATTTCTAAGTGTATTACATATTTCTTCCCTTATATTTTGAAATTCAATTGTTGTCATCTTAATTTCCTAATTCATTTTTTATAATTTTTTTAATATTTGGTAGCGACTGAAAAAGTGCCGGTCTTAAAAATGGACGATAACCAGATGGAGTTTTAAGCGGTTGTTCTACTGTTCCAACTTTAATTCCTTCTCGTTCTATTTTTTTAATTACTGAATATGCTGGTAAATTATGTCTTTCACTCCATTTAGTTAAATCTCCTTTTTCACTTTCACTTAAAATCTCTGGGGGTTTGCCATATTCTATATCATCTGCGTAAGGAAGATTAGTAAATATTCTAACTACATTTCCATTTACTTCGTGGGTTATACTTGCTCTTAAAGGTCCTAAATCAACAGGACAATTCATTTTTGCTCTCATTTCAATTAATGCCCCTATTTTTTCAAGTATTATTTGTTGTCTTTTTTTATCTATCATGCTTTATCTTTTAATATTTTAACGTGTTCTTTTAATATTTCAAACTGGAGTATTAATTCGTTTAATTTAACTTGTAAATCATGTACTGCTTCTTCTAAACTAATAGGCGGGGGGTTTAATCCTAAATGGGCTGTTACTATTGTTGTAAATATTGTTTCATCTGGTTGTGTCATTATTGAACCTTGAAACACACAGCGTAATCACACATAGCAGTTCCAAGAACATATCTATGTATTACGTTTTGTATGTAATAAGTCTCCCCCGAAAGTGTAAATTGGTCGTATCTTTTAATTCCAACTGAAGTTTTAGCAATAATATATGCGTCTCCAACCTCAGTCAATCCTTCTTTATCAAAAATATATCTATTTTCTTCAAGAAAAAATACCAAATCTACATTAGTTGCAGCTGCAAAAGTAGAAGTTTCATTCCCCATTCCATCAACTGATTTAGTTAAAACTTGATAACTTACTGTTCTCTTGAAATCTGTGTGTATTGCTGTGAAATCAGCGTTTGTTATTCCTGTGTTCATTTGTCCTCTTGGATGTGTTTATTTTGCGTTTATAACCTCTTGGTTGCATTATTTTGGTATTGGTTAAGATATTTATCGGTCTTGACCACTTGCGTAATAGAGTATTCTTGGTCTTCTTCCTATTCTATCTAAAATTCTATTAGCTTCATCTGTTAAATTTTGAATGTTGTTTTGCCCTCTTTGGTAAAAATCTCCTTTGTTTACGTTTTGTTGAGGTATTGAATAAGAATTTAAATAATTATAAGAACCACCTAAAAATCTAATCCAAGCCCTTATTCCAGCAAGACAAGTTGCTAAATCTCTTATTGCTACTGGAACTGTACCATATCCATATGTATAACTTACTTTAATATTTCTGTTTCCTACTGGGAATTCTTCTTCTTTTAGAATTATTTTTCCATTAGCAATAATGGTGTGAGTAAGTGGGTCTTCTATTGTTTCAAGCCAATAATCATCTGACTCAAAGGTTCCTGCAATTATTTCTGCTGCACTTACTGTATCATAGGTAGTATTTGCAGTTCCATCTGTATTAAGAGTTTTACATTCTGTTATACTCTGAACGGGATATTCTGTTAAATTAATTGTAATTGATTTTTGACCAGCATAACCTAATATATCTTTTTTTGCTCCACTTAGAATTTCTGTTTTTGTGGCACCATCCGTAAATTTTCTTCCTGTTAAATATTCAACTTCATTTTCACTATCTTCAATAATCTTACTATTCTCTTCTGTGCTTAAATCAACTTCTGTAGAACTTAAACCTGTCTTCGCATAAATATAATTTACAGAAGTGTAAATAGGTAAATATGCTGTCATATAATCTTCCCCTGAAAATGATTTATCCAGTTCTGCCTATTGAAATTAGTTTGTGAATGACATTCTAAACACAAAGGAATTAAATTATCTTCCTGATTATTTTTTTTGTTGAAATCTATATGATGCACTATCAAACTATATTTACTTCCTTTTCTATAAAGTTCATTCTGATGCCTGAAACACTCTTGACATCTATAATTATATTTCTTTCTTACTTTTTCCTTTAATTCCTTATTAAATTCCTGTCCATAAGGTTCATTACTTATACCACCTTTCCAATTAGGGTGCTTTTCTCCTTTTTGGTAAGTCACCTTTGGAACTTTTCCCTTATTCGCTTTACTTATCTTATCCTTAACTGTTTGGGGCAATATTTTTCCTTTCAAAGATATAGAATTAGCTCTACCTATTTTATCTTTAGTCTCCTGATTTAACTTCCAGTGCTTTCCTAAAGTATAAGAAGGATGTCCTTTATTATATCCTTTTACTCCCTTATTCCAAGGAATACAATTTTTCTTAAAACTGCCTTTGTTTGTCTGCCCTTGCTTCATTTTTTCCCTCTTGGGTTTATGATTTATTGAATATACTTTGATATTTAAACTTAACTAAGCACACATATGCCTCCCAAATGTGGTTTCGGGATTGTTATCAGAATTAGAACCTCTTATTTGTTCATCTCTTGTTTTTGTTGTTTTTTCTTCTACTTCAATTTTATCAAAATCTGGTTTACTATGTAACCAAATTATTGTTTCTCCATAATGGTTTCTTCGTAATTCAGTACCTTCATCATCAAAAGGGTTGCTTGGGTGTTCTGAATTAAGACCTATTCCACATTCCCTAATAGGTACTGGTTCTATTAAGCCATGAGGTCCTTGTTTGTCCAAAACAATTGCTCCTTGGTTCATCAATTTTTCTTCTGTCATTTTATTTTCTGTTTTTATTATGTAAACCAGTATGCTCTCCTTTATTTAATAAATGTTTTTATCTTCATTTCCGCTTTGGAACTGGACTTATTCTTCCGCTTGGAACGTTTGCTTTTTCTTCTGCTATTACTCCAATTATCTTCGGTTGTAGTTCCATTTTCAAATTTTATTTTTCTCATCTACTTCTACTTCTTCTGCATTTAGAATTCTTTTTACTAATTCAACATCATTTTTACTAAATACATCTAAAATATCTGTTGCTTCTTTTATTACTAAATATTCATTAAATTCTAATAAAATAAATTTTTCTTTACAATTAATAATTTTAGAAGCTATTTCCTGATTTCTTAAAAGTTTTACTCCATTTAATTTAAGTGGTTGGGATAAAATAATATCTGCTATAGAAGTTTTTACGTCGTAAGGAAACTTAACTATATTACCTTCTTGATTTCTTAATTCAATCTCGTATGGTTCTAAGTTTATTTTCTTAGCCTTCATAATAATATAATAAATCTACACTATTTAAATGTTTATATAAAATAAAAAAAATAAAAAAAATAAAATGTTTTTATGGACCTGTTGGTGCTGCTGTTGCTAACCAAATATATCTCGCAGTTGTTCCTACATACACTTTAAATTTGTTCCAGCATTTGAAATTCTAATTGCTGAACCTATCGGTATACTATTTCTTCTGTTTCACAAGCTAAACCTTGCTTTCTTAATGAATATGTTTTTAATGGATGTAATAAACTCTCAACTAAGACGATTGTTTCTTCGTCATTACTTATAACTTCTTCTTTAAAACATTCTGGTTCTTCTTCTATTTGTTCAATTGCTTCTATGTATTCTTTCATCTGTCTTTTGAGAGATATATTTCTTTTATCTCATTTGTATTTAAATTTCTATTATAAACTTGAACCTCTTGTATACTTCCTTTAAAGAATTCAAGTAAATCTGCTCCTTGACGATGACCTATCCTAACGTTATGTGCAGTATTTTCACTTAAAATTCCATTGCCTAAATCTGTTTGAGAAGAGGATAAAACTCCGTTTGTATAAAATTGTATGGTTGTCCCATCAAAATTTACTGCTACATGGTATGAAACATTTGCTGATAAAGCGGTTCCTGTATCTGTTTTAATTTTTAATGTCCCAACTGTATCATAAAAAGAAAAATACATTTTGCCACTTGCATTTATAGAATATTTAAACCCACTTGTTCCTATAAAACGAATATTACCAATTATACATTGGTCTACATTTACTCTGGTTGTAAATATCCAAGCAGAAATAGTAAATTTAGTTGTTCCAGAAGGCAAAATACTTGTTGAATTTAAATTAATGTAATCATCTATTCCATCAAAATACATTGCTGTTTTTGAATATCCTCTACGCCCTATAAAAGCAATAGGACCGTTTAAAGTTCCATCTCTAAATAAAGATAAATCTTTTGCTGTTGGACTTGCTGAGCCCATAAAATCATCTAATCTCCAATATCCAATTAGTCCATTATCTATATTTCTTCCAAGTCTTTCATAAAGAACCATTATGACCTCGCTGTTATTGTAGTCGTAACTGTAGAATTTGACTGAGTGGATGTAGCTGTTCTTATATAAGGAAAGTAAGAATTGTAACTAAATACATCTGTTCCTGTAGTTGCTGTGTAAGTTTTACTATCTAAAGTAAACCAAGTAGAATTATTTGGACTTGCACTTATAGTTACTGTTACTGCTCCTGTATTTACTGAAACATTAACAAATACTGTTTTCTTACTAAACTTTTGTATATCTGCTCCGCTTCCAGTGGTTGCAGTTGTTACTGCACTTAAATCAGTTACACTTAAAGTTGTAATCTGTGGGTTCGCTAATTTTGTTTCTGTCATTTTACTTTCCTATCACTAAAAGTGAATAAGTATGGTTTGTTGTTCCACCTGCTGCATCAATAGTAATTGTAGTAGTTGAAACTGTTGCTGTAACTATATCTCCGCTTGTCACATCCCATGCAACTACCCAATCAACTGAACTTGTTAATACTTCTCCGCCTGTTACTGTAGTACTTGATACATCAATTGTATCTGCACTATCTGCTGTTGCTGGAGTTTTAACTAACAAAATCTTTCTTCCTAATGTTGGAACTTCTCCATATGTCGTGCATCCTGTTATTTCTGCCATTATTTCCTCCTATTTAATTTAATTGCCTTTTATGGCTACTGACTAAAAAATAACATTCAGTAAAAAAAATAATTTAATAATTAAGCACCTATATCAATCACAACGTGATTAAAACTTGGTGCCTTTACAACTAATGCTTCATAGCACTTAAGCATGAACTTAATTGAGTCATTTGTCTTTGCAAGTTCTTCGTAAGACACATCTTGTAATACTCTCATTTCAATTACATTAGTATCTAATACAAACAAACTTCTACCTGTTGACGGAACCATAGCTCCTGTACCTGCTGTAGTAGATAAAAACCTACTTGCTATAATTGGCAATCCTTCAAAAGATACTGTTGTAATTCCCCAAGCAATTGACTGAGTAGACAAATATCTAAGCTGGTCTTGTATTAAACTCTTAATAACATCATATGTTGCATAATCTGTTACAATTAAGTTTGGTTCTCCACCTGCTGTTCTACAAGTTCTAATTGCTGTTCTAATACTTGAGATTGAAAGAGATGCTCCTGCCATATCTGTCATATAACTTGAACTTCCACCTAACCCAACTGAATTTGCATTTGTTATGATATTATATAATCCATCATAAGACAATGCTGCTGTTTGTGTAGTTGAATTGACTGGCTCTGTCCAATCAGCTTGGCTATCTCCTAAAAGTATTGATGCTTCTTCAAGTCTTTTCAATGCAAGTGTTCTGTTTTTTACTTCAAAACTAACTGCATCTACGTAACCTCCACTTGAAAGATATTGCTTACTTGCTGCAAACATAAGTCCAGTAACTCTACCAATTGCCCTAAGTATTTTAATACTTACACTTCTTCTGACAATTGTGTCGTCTTGTTCAGTTTCTGCTGCATCCTCTGACTCCATATTTGCTGAAGCTATTGCGGTTATCTGATTATAATCACAGGTCTTACCGTAGTTTGTAACTCTTGGAATTAACTCAACTAAAGGTGTTGCCCTTCTTGTTAAATCAACAATCTCTGGGTCTACATAGACTGGAATTAACACTGGCAATGTTCCTGCCGAATAAGTAGATAACGTTGTACTTAACGCTTTTTCAAAGTTCTTATTGAAAGTATTAACTAATGGATATTTATCGGTTCCTAATTCGTGTTCAACTGTTTCAAATCCTAAATCTGCTGCAATTGATTTTCTTAGGTCGTAACCACCGTATTTAATACCTCCAGTATACATAGCATTTTCTGGCAATACTTGTGCTGGAAAGCATGCTTTTTTAAAATCTTTTTCCATTTTACCTCCTTACATCTATATGAATTTAACTATACCTTACTTGTTTATTTTTAATTTGAGTTTCAATTGTTTCTTTCATAATTGATTCTGGGGAAACATTTTCATCAATTGCTTTATAAAATGGTTTTTTGTAAAACTCTTCTATTTGACTAATTGCTTTTTGTATGTTTACCATTCTATCAGATACTGATTTTTCTACTGCTTCTATTTTTTTAGAAACTGCTTTTTGAAATTCATCTATCTGACCACTCAATTCAACAAACAAAGGACTTTTCATTAAATCAGGATTAACTGACTTGCCTGAATAACTTGCTTCAGAAGGGGAACTCCCTGATGCAAACCTATCTCCACTTACTTGTGTCTGTGGGACAAATACATTCTGTGGATTTCCGATTACTGAACTTGGGGTTGTGGTATTGTTTGGCTTAGTTGAATCAGATGCACTTTCTGCTTGGTTCTGTCCACCCATTTCTCCTTTCTCGGTTTCATCTTCATCTTCATCTTCGTCTTCTTCTTTTTCCATGTCTTCCTCATCTTCGTCTTCTTCATCTTCTTCCTCTTCTTTCATTCTAAGTTTTTTCTTTTTCTTTTTTGTTTTTTCCTTCTTGGATTTGATTAATTCAGACTCCTCTATTTTTTCTTCTTTCATATTAACCTCCTATTATTTAATTGTTTGACTTGCAAATTCGTTGTATCTAAATCTATGTTCACAAGAATTGCAATAATATAAATCATCAAATTTATCATTTTCTACTTCTTCTATTTTTTCACTATGACAAAAAGGGCATTCTTTATATTCCATCTTTACTCCATAAACAAACTGGACATTTATTTTCTATTTTGCTATAACAACAATTACACCTTTTGTTATTTAAAGTTAACGATTTAGAAATTGCTTGAGGTAATGATAAAAAACTATCGGCATTACTTGGTATTCCAACAACACTTACTTCATATAATTTAACTCCATCAATTACTTTTACTTTAGTGTGGAGTTCTTTATTGTATTCTTCTCTTACTTTTGTAACTGAACCACCAACGCTTAAACCCAATTTAATCCCTCTTTTTAATTTTTCTTTTAACATTTTTACTTTATTATTTGTTTCCTCACTATCAAGAAATATTTTAATACCTAATTGATTATTATTTAAACTTGCTTCTTTAATAACTCCGAGAGTATTTTCCCAATCGTGTTGGTGATTTCCAAATAAATTAACTCCGCTTGTTATTATTTGATTACGCATATCTGTTAATGCGTTTTCTGACATTCTTTCAGTATCTCTATCCACACTTAAAGTTGATGCTATTCCAACAAGCCAATCTTCTGCTTCTTTTTGTAGAGGCAAGAAAAATTTAAAATCGTCCATAAAAATAAATTGCTCTATTGTTATTTAAACTTAATGAATAAAATAATTTAACGGTTCTCCTTTACATCCTTTTTTTTTAATTTCTTTTATTGAATTTATTATTTTAACAAAAGAATGAAATCCTCTTATTCTTTCTTCGTGAATTATGTTTGGATAGTTATGTCTAATTTCTTCATATACTTCTCTTGCTTTTAATTCTTTTCCTTCGAGTAGAATGAACACAAGTTTTTTAAATTGTTCCCTATCTCTCATAATTTGTTTTTTATTTCCTTTAATTCTTCGTGAATTAATTTAAGCATATAAAGTAATTCTGCATTTTCCCAACTAACCCATTCAAGTCTTCTTTTTGGTCTTTCTTCAATTGGATGTCCTCCTTGTTCCCCTACTGGAACAACTTGAATATCATTAATTGGTTGCATTTGCCTTGCTGGATTAACTATTACATTTTTTGTTCTTCTCATTTTATTGTGCTATTTTTGCTAATTCAAGTTCTTCGTTTACTTTATTTAATGCTGAAGTTATTTGTTCTATTTTATTTTCTATTTCTTTTTGAGTTGTTATTTTTCCAGTTGCTACTGGTTCTTCCCAACCTTTTATCCATTCTTCAAGTAATTCTTCTCCTTTTGCATTAAATCCTCCCGTCTTAACAAATTTTATGATTTCTGTCATTATGCTACATTAACTCCTATCCAACTTCCGTCATATACATATATTTTATTGTTTGTGGTATCATAAACAAATGCTACCTTTCCAGTGTAGGAACTTGGTGTTCCTGTTGGCGTTCCTGCACAAGTTGGAATATACAAAAATCCAGTTGTTGCATTTGTTGCTAAAGCTACTTTACTTCCTGAAATTACTGAACTATCTAATCTTACATTAAATATTTCAACTCCGCTTGTATCTGTAAAAGTATATCTATTTCCTCCAGATGTTAAAAATCCGATGTGTGCACTCGTTGCAGCATCTGCAGTTACAAACCAACCAACTGCTCCTGCGGTAACCATAACTCCATTTATACTATCTAAACTTTTTGTGTTTATTCCATTTGAAACTGAAACTCTTGCATTAGTTCCTGTTAAAATAGAAATTGTATCTGTTCCATCGGTGACTATTACAGAACTTGCAACTGTTAAATCTCCGTCTGCATCAAATCTAAATTTTTGAGTTCCATTTACTGCTATACCAAGTAATGTATAATTAGCGGTTGCACTTGCGGGGTTTATATAAATTGAACCTTGATTTACTCCTGTTCCTGTTGGAACTAAAGTATAAGTATTAAGTGCAGACCAACTTTGTGGTGAACCGATTATCCCTATTGTTCCTCCAGTTGCTGGAATTGTCAAAGTAGAATTTGTAAGAGGTTCCCAACTTATTGTTCCTTTTACTCCTCCCCTTGTATATACAACATTAACTCCAGTACCAGAAACTGATAAATTATCTGTAAGAGTTAATCCAGTAAAAGAAGGAGTTGAAGTTGTTTTAACACTTTGATTTTGTCCATCTAAATAAGCCCATTCAGTTGCGTTTAGTGTATTTGCACCTATTATAAAATTAGTTGCTGTTACATCAGTAGCAGTTAAATCATAAATTCCTAAACTAACATCACTTGTTGCACCAGTATAGGGAACGTATCCAGATAAATCTACAATAGCGTCCATCTTACCAGAAAAAGGATTAAAAATAAATTTAACCATTAGGTTTTCGTGATAGAAACTAAATCACTACCAGAATAAGCAAGAGTTAATGTAGATATTGTAGTTCCTCCAGAACCTCCTGATTTAAATATTACAGAAGTTAAATTACTCCCCGTATAACCTAAACTAATAAAATCATAAACAGAGGGAACTAAACTATTTATTGTTTGTAAATTAGAAATAATTGTATCTTGATTTGCACTTGTACTTGCTCCTGTTGGAATTGGTTGGGTATTTTGAACAACAACTAAAGCATTATTTGTTCCGTCTGATTTTACTACTGCTCTTGTATCATCTGTTGAATTTTTTATTTCAACTGCCCCAATTTCAATATCTCCAGTAGTTATTGTAGCTGTTGTAGGTAATGGATTTAAACTACTTATTTCTGTTCCTGTTCCATCTACGAGAATTGATTTTTTTGCTTTTGCAGTAGGATTATGTTCATCCTGAAAAATATCACGATAATCAGTTGTCATTTTATACCTCTATATATTCTGAAACCGAACACCTACAACGACAATGAAGAGGAATTTTTCCTTTTATATTTTTTGTTAAAAATATTTTTCTGTCTAATTTTTTACATTTATTACATAATCTCCCATCTTCTGGTGCTGAAAGCCAAATAACTTTTTCAACGCCTTTTTCTTCAAACTTTTTAATTTGTCCTTCATTAGCAACTCTTATTACTTCGGTTCTGCTTATTAATTCACTTCTTTCTTCGTCTTTTATTATTTTATTTATTCTATTTGAAATTTCTCTGATTGTTAAGCCATCTTTCATTCCTAAATAAATTATTTCTTTTATTTTATCTCTTTTTTTTTTAGTTAAATCACTTAAATATTTATCGAGTAATTTTTCATATTCTTTTGAGTTTATATAAGCACTTATTTGTTCATAACTCTTTGAATAATCAAAACCACAAAAATCCTTTGTTTCCATATCAACGTCTCCTTTATTTAGTGGTTTTTGCTCATTAGAACAATTCTGACAAGACTTCGGGCTCCAAGTTGGGTTGGTCACTGGCTCTGTTGAATTATTAGCCATAAGAGTATTACTAAGAGAATTTAGAACTTCTTTATCTAATTCTTCTTGTGTGAAGTAACTATTGCAATTTATACATCTATACCTTTTTGCTTCTCCTACTAAACTGTCTAAATCTACTTCAAGGTTTAAAGTATTTTTACCACAATGAGGACAAGTATTTTCATTTTGCGGTTGAGTTATTTTTCCACGATTTTCTATTTCATAACTTGGTTCTCTATAATATTGACCGTCGTCTATTCCTTTTTCTGCTTGTCTTTTATAATCATTTAATTCATTTTTTTGATGTTTTGCTTCTTCTTTTAATTCATTTGGATTTCCTTGCTCTAATATTCTTACTAATTTCTCGTGTTCAGAGATTAAATCATCTGTGTCCATAATTAATTTTTTTCCTTTTTCTACTGGTTTTTCTTCATTTTTTCCTTCTTCTCTCTTTTGATTGATTTGGTATTTTTCTTCTTGTTTTGGATTATTTTCTTCAATAGGGGAACTAACTATTCTACCTAAACTACTCATTGGTAATTCTCCCCATTCAACTGGTTCAAGCCCCATTTCATTTCTTATTTCATTGACAGTTTTAACTCCCATATCTATTTCAAGTTTCCAATTAGTTAATCTTTGGTTTTTTTCACTTGGGTCATCATAAATAAATGTAAATTCAATTCCTTCATATCCAAATTCACTTATTATTTCTTCATTAAAATATTTTTCAAGTATCTTAAGCAAAGGTCTTATTCCTTTTCTACGACTTAGTTCTGATTGATTGTTACTCGTTGCACGATTAACATCTTCTGTAATACCTAATTCAGTTGGAGTTAAACCAAAAGCACTTATAACCATTTTATAATACCAACTTTGTGTTTCAAGAAATTCTAATTCTCTTTGAGTTATTGTAAAAGGTTGCCATTGAATAGCTTTATTCAACACCGCAAATTTATGAGGTTGTGCTTTAAAATCTCTTTGCCAATTTGAAATGAAATTTTTTAATTCTGTTTCATTTGTATCTAATACACTAAGAACACCATCTGGTATTGAATTTTCTTCAAAAAATCGTTTATTATACAAAAGTGAATAATGAAGAGATTTCACTATATCAAGTATTGACTGTGTGGGTGCAAATCCATAACAACTCATACTTCTTTGATTTCTACTAATATAACAAACCTCATCTTTATTAAACCACATTGGATGTGCGGGTATTTGATAACTATATTGCCAATATCCTATTTCAAATCCAAATTTATCAACCTCTTTTAAAAAACTATTACTAACCAATAATCCTTGAGCAAAGAAATTATGATTGTCTTGAACTTCAATATCATATCTTGCATCATATTCATTTAATTCTTCTCTGGAATATATTTTTACTGGGTATATCTTTATTGAATAATCTTTGTTTATCTCTTTTATTTTGTTTTCTCCTTCACCTATTTTGTAGGACATAGATGTGTGAATGTAGGGTTTTATTAACTCCTTTAATTTTCTTCCGTCCTCTCTTCCAACTTCTAATAAATTCTCTTTATTTCCTTCTCTTACTTTAAAGATTATTCCAAATTTAGAATACAATGTTGTTGCTATTTCATACAATGTATCTAATGGTGTCTTTCCACAAGAAATAGAATAACTATCTTGATTATAATATCCATCATCCTGTACCCAAATAGCCAAACCAAGTTCATTTAATTGCTCAATCATTTCTATTTTTAATTCTGGGTATTTTAAATTATAAAAATCTTCAAAAATAATTTCTGCGTTTGAATAAATCCTTATCTTTTCTGTTGGTTGATGTTTTTTATCATATCTTGACAAAAATTCTTCTGTTCTCCAATCTAAGAAATTGAGATTATCTCTTTTCCAAAGTAAATATTCTTTTTGCTTTATTGAATGGGTTTCAGAATATTTGTATTTTGCTTGTTGCGAGTCTCCTTTAGTTAAACTACCATCACCCAATAAACTACCTAAAATAATCTGTTTTTGGTCTTCTGTAATATCATAACTTTGTGTGAATATTGTATCTCCACAATAAATATCTTTTGCTTGTTTATATCCTTCAAGAGTTAAAATATTATGATTTGGTGTAGCAGTCAAACTTCTGAATTTTCTATTAGTCTTTGCTTTCAATCTTATCCAATCGGTAGTAACTCCGTTATTGAACCAATTGATAATGGGTTTCCATTCTATTTCTTTTGTTTCTAAATTATATGATTTGACATTACATTGTATTTTTTCATTGACTATTCTGCCTATTGGTATAAATCCCAAATCAGTTTCTATCATTTCACCAAATCTTATACAAGCTCCATCACGAGCGTATAATTCAACCATTTTTCTTTGACCTTTTGGTTTAAGTAATGGCGAACCAGATTTGGGTTCAATATTATCAAAATCATAAGAATTAATATCAAATACTTTTACTAAAACACCAGCATCTAATTCAAGAATATCTTTAAGTAATGCTCTTATTATTGTAGTTAAACTTTCTCTGTTTTTATTTGGATATTCAAAAAAGGTTTTAACTTCATTTATTTGTTTTTTAACCCAATCGTGATTATATCCTTCTTTTTCAATTATATCCCAATCTACTCCGCTTATTTCATCTAAATAAGTATTAACACAGGAATTAATCCAAAATGTTTGAGAGAACTGTCTAAGTTCATTGGTATCTACCCGTCTCGGTTGTCCTCTGATGGGTTGCTTGTTCTTTTATTTAGTTTCCCTAATAAAATCAAAACCACTCCGTGAGAACCGCCTTCCTTCCAGAACTTGAAACCCAAGGCATCCCTGTTTGTGTCCAATAGTTACCTGTTACAAGCCCTGTAAATGGGTTAGTCTCTTTTTGTAAGTTCTTATCTTTTGATAACTTTCTTACTTCACTTCTTAGTCTGGCAATTTCTTTTTTTAAGTTTGGTTCAGACATAATATTTTAATTTCTTTTTGTTATTTAAATCTTTGGATGTTTTTGGATTTATTTAATTCTTTTCTTATTTTCCATTCTTCTATTGTATGACAACTCCTACATAATGAAACTAAATTATTGTCGCTGTTATTTTTACTTATTTGATAGGGTATCTTATGATGGCAATTATAACTATATTTATTTATTGATTTATGGCATCTCATACAATGATGTCCATCTCTAAAAAGTATTTCTTTAGATTTTTTTTTCCAATTTGCTCTTCCAATGCCATACCAATTAGTTATTAATCTATTTTCGAATGCTAATTTATTCAATTTTTTTAGGGGGTGTAAACCAAGTTCATATCTTTCTGTTTGTATTAAAGAATTTGCTTGTTTTTGCCATTCTGGTATTTTTCTACCTTTCTCAAAATAACCTTTTCCATTATTTATTTGGGTATGTCCTTTAAGAAAAGTGCCTTTTTTATTTTTATTCCAAGGATGGGGGCATTTTCCAGAAGTCATCATTATGGCAATCAATTAGTCTTTATAAATTTTTATTTTTTAAAATCTAAAAACTGAAATGTAAGCACTTCTCTCTTTCCCGAATAACAAAAATAACACAAACTATCTGCAAAATCAGGGGATTTTTCTTCACTGGTGTCTTCTTTAGCAATACCGGGGTCTAAAACTCTAATCTTTTCATTTCCCGTAAGTATCCATTTCATTTTAGTTAATTGGTCTATCAATTTTGGATTATTGGGAATTATAATTCTTCCCTCCTCAAATATACTCCTTAATTTAAAATACGCTTCTGCTTTTGTATTTAAAAATCTTGATTTAACCACTTTCTTTTCCGTAGTTATTTTCTTAATTTCTGGACCTGGTTGTCTTCCCCCAAAGAATTCAATTATTTCACAATTTAATTGACCATCCCTTTTTAATTGATTTAATCTATCTGCTACACCAGCACCAAGCCCATTTGTATCCACAATAATTCTATTAAACTTTTCTTTATAATGCAATGTTAAAATTCTATCCACCGTACGCATAGTATCCTCTTGATTATGCTCTTGTATTCCTTTTACTATATAAAAATCATTAGAAACTACTCCATAAGTTAATACTGTGCTATCTTTTCCTGTTCTTGCTACATCTACCCCGAGTGTTTTAATTCCCGAAATTTCTACAAAGGGTTTAATGGCATCTCTTATCCAAGAAAAATGAATTAATTGGTCTTCACTTTCTTCTGGGAATTCTGCTTCATATAATATTTTAAATTCCCTATTGGTTAATTGATTTCTTTGTTCTTCTAAAAAATTTTCACTAATTCTTCCTTCTTTTAAAGCAGTTTTCCAATCTACGTGTATCTTAAACCAATTTGGGTTAATCCAATGCATCCACATATGATTATCTCTATGCCACGGGTTTCCTATCTCAACGTAGGTGGCATTTGGACTATCTCCTAACATTCTTGTTATTCTTGACCTAAATACTTCAAATTTAATATCACAAGTTTCGTCTACAACTACTTTATCAAAACCAAAACCCATAAGTTGTTCTCCATGACCTTCTGCTGAGAGGGTTCTCATTTCTATACCATTTCTCCATGTCATTCTTCGTTTACTTACTTCTTTTTTAATTCTATCTGTTCCTTTTTTATCTAAATCCAATAAATCCATTAAGTCTGGGCACATAGTAATAAAATTAGACATATAATTTCTTAGGATTGATGTTTTTTCATTTGTTGGGGCAATTATACCCAATCTTTTTCTTTCATTCATCATAATCCATAAAAGTAAACCCAAACTTACACAAAATGATTTTCCATATCTTGTCATACAAGAAATAACCACTCGTTTATGTTCATCAAAAGCTACAGTCCTTACTATTTCTTCTTGAGTTGTTGTTAAATTAACTCCAAAGAATTTTTGATTAAAAATCCTAACATCTCTTTTTTCAATTAGTTTCTTTATCGCTTCCGCTTTTGTTATCAATATTATCTAATTCTTTCCTTGCGTCCCTCATAAGTTCTACGATGCTTTTTTCATTTTTAATGATTATCTCATTTTGGGGAACCGTTAATTTTTGATATGTTTCAATATATTTGGCATAATTATTGGCTACTCTATCTACCGCCCTATCTAACAAACCTTCTGTTTGTTCTTCTCCTATTAAACCCGATACATATCGCTTTCCTGTGAAGTTTATTAATTTGAGCATTTTCTTCTTCATATCCTCTAAATCTTTAACCTCTAAAATCTTTAGATTTTTTGTATGGACACATTTTCCTGTATTCATAAACACATCGCATTTCTTTGGACATTTAATATGTTCTAATGCTTCCGGGTGTCTTGCATATAATCCTGTTTTTACTGCATTAAACTTTGAATTATCATATCCGTTTTTGATTTTTATTCCATCGGAATTTTTAGACTCGTTTTCTAAGTAATCTGAAAAGATTTTCCAATTATAAGTATTAAATTTTCTTACTTCTCTTCCATCATCTTTTATCAATTTTTCAAAATCTACCCCTATCTTTTCACATAATTCTTTAAACTTTAATCTAATATTTTTATCCTCTTGACTATATTCTCTTAATTGTTTTCCATCAAAATAATAGGTTTCAGTTTGCCCAAATTTATTACCTCCTAACCAAGATGTGGAATCAACGGAATAAAATTTTAATTTGTTTAATAAATCCAATCTTGTAAATCCAAATCCATGTACTTTTGTTTTGTATTTATTTGCTATGTTTAATAAAGAGGCTATTTTTCCTATGTTTAACTGCTCACCTTGAGCAATACTTCCCATTGCCACTATTTTATTATTTTTGCATGCTTCTTCCCACATTTCATCTGTTCTTGTTTCAAAATGGTGAACTAATACTGGATTTAATCCTTCATCTATCATATTTTGTCTTAATTTTAAAGTATTTTCTAATCCAATTACTTTATCCACATCTAATTCAACATATATTTCTAAATAATCCTTGTATTTTTTTAAGAAAAGTATATATTCTTTTACATAATCTTCTAATACTTCAAAAGATGGTTTTTCACTACTTGAATACATAAAAGAGAATGCCCCACTATCTAAAAAAATGTTTATATTTTCTTTTTTTAATTCATCAAACATTTCTTTTATTTTTTCATCATTTTTATCCTTTAAATAATAAAAAGTTAATAAAATATTTTTTACTCCAATTTCTAATAATGATTTTCTATGTTCATTTGATTCTGCTCCAGCAAAAAATATTTTCATTTTAATGATTTACAGGCTTTACATTTTCCACAGGGTTCTTTTTTCCCTTTATAACAACTATAAGTATTAATGTTTCTTTCCCTTATATTCATCTGTATCAACAGCAAATACTAATTTATCTGTTTTATTTGTTATAATTACTTGATTGATTTTTGTTTTCATTTTAAATTTTTCAGTATCACCTATTCTACAACATTTATATAACCCACTTGATAAATAAAATTTGTAATCTTCTGGTTCAGGTTTATTTAAGATTTTATCCTCATTTAAGATTTCTCTCCAGTCTACTTCTTCCATTATTTAAGAACTCTCCCTTTTTTATCTTTGAATTTTCCCATTGAGATATTTATTAAATCAACTAATGTTCCAATCCCAAAGAAACCAATTGTGAAAAGAAATAATCTATGTATACCAGCAATTCCTATAAAACCTATACATGATAAAATTAATGCTGTTGTTTTGTTTTCCATATATATACGAAGCTGATTTTATTTATAAATGTTTCTTAAATCTTTTGGGTTTTTCAAATTTTATTATTTCAGCACCACCTACAATTAAAACTCTTTTTTTGCTTTCAAAAAATTCTTCAATTTTTTTCTTAAAAAGTTCTATTTTTTTAATATTATCTGTATCAACAACAAATACTAATTTATCTGTTTTATTTGTTATAATTACTTGATTGATTTTTGTTTTCATTTTAAATGCCTAAATTTAAATCCAAATATTCTTTTCATCCAAAATCTATTCCACCAATTTGGCATATATATTAAATTTATAATAACTCCGTTAACCACTTCCATTTCACATACAAATTTAGGTATATCTAAAGTAATTTCTCCTTTTGGATTAAATAAGGTTAAGATGCAATTAGATTTATCAACTTTCATTTTAAAATTCCTTTTTCCAAATCTTTTTTTAATGTTTCTCCAATTTCAAAGTCTGTATATTCATCAAACGGAAAATTCTTAATTGTTAAAATAACTTCTTTAATAGTTTGTTCACAACAAGGCAATTTTCTTCTTTTTAAAGTAATTAAATTTGGGTTTTCTCCTATTGAATTAATGGTATTAGTTTCTTCTCGTTTTACAACATCAGAATTTTTAAAAGTTTCAATTTGGAAGTTTATAATTTGTTCGTTTCCTTCGTCTATTTCTTTAATTACATTAAGAAGCTTTCTCATTGTTTCTCCAGTGTATTTTATTGTTCTATA